ACTGGTACAGGGTTCTCAGAATTAGAAGACAAGAAAAAAGAAACGATAGAAGGCGTACTGACTGAGATGTGTTTTCAACTTGGTCAAAGCGGAGTACGAAAGTTTCGTAAGATGTTTGCAGCTATTGGTAAAAAAGATTTTCCAGAGGCAGGTAAACAAATGCGAGACAGTCTTTGGCACAAACAAACACCTGCTCGGTGCATAGAGCTTAGTCATATCATACAAAACTTATAAGGACATATATGTTACAATTATTAATTAAGCCTCTCTTAGGGGTGGCTGGTGATGTTGTTAAGGGTGTAGTCGAAACAAGAAAAGCTAAATCTCAAGCAAAACTTACTGAGATCAAAGCTACTACAGCATTAAAAGAACAACAAATAGCTGGCAAAGTATCTTGGGAAGCATCAGCAGTAAATCAGATGCAAGGCTCATGGAAAGATGAAGTTTCTTTGGTGGTGCTACTCGCCCCTGCGGTTCTCGTTTTCATTCCTGGTTGTCAAGAGTTTGTTAAAACTGGGTTCATTGCTTTACAAGAACTCCCTACGTACTACCAGCACTTATTATACATTGCGATTTCTGCATCATTTGGAATTAAGGGAGCTGGACAAGCAGCTAAAATGTTTATCAAAAAATGATTTGGGTTATAACCGCAATGCTAGTCTACCACGATGTAGATAAGCCAAAGATGACAGATTATATGATTAAATCTTTTGATACTAAGTTTGAGTGTATTGATTATACATGGCAAAACAAAGTAGACATGATAGACGAGTTACTTTCTATTCACAGAAACTTGGGAGACAAAGAACTAAAGACATTCGCTTTCTATTGTGAAAACAGATACGTGGAAATGGATGAAGTATGATTAGAAACATTATTATTGCAGCAGGTATCACAATACTGATGCTGTGGGTTTTTAGTGCATTGATGAACTCAGCCATGGCAACCAATGATGTGTCAAACGCTGGTGCTACTGATAATACGCAGACCACCACGTCTGGATCTAACACTGCCATTACTGGAGGTTACAGCTCGTCAAGTTCGACAACGTATCAAAGTGGTTCGACCAGTTCTACTTCGACCACAAATACTACAAACAATACCACTGCAAACAACTCCTACACAGGGGACACACGTGTCGTGCCAAGTGCATCAGCACCAAGTATCTCTGCGATGTCACAAGACTTGTGTACTACAGGGGTTTCAGGAGGCATACAAAAGTTTGGATTGGGTGCTAGTGTAGGCATTACTAAAAGAGATATGAATTGTGAACGTATGAAGCTGTCGAAACTATTATACGATTTTAACATGAAGGTAGCTGCGGTATCTATACTTTGCCAAGATGCAAGAGTATTCCAAGCTATGGATCATGCAGGTACGCCTTGTCCATTCCAAGGCAAGATTGGTAATGAAGCAAGAGATGAGTGGAAAAAATACGACAAGCAAAGACCAGATTATGAAGAGTATGTATCAGCTTTAAGATACATGGAAAAAGTAGACAACGAAATTACAGAGGGGTTTGATGTTAAAGAAAAGTATATACTTGATAGCAATGGCGAGCCTACTAACGTCATCAACAACCATCGCTGATGTCGTTGTAATACCTGACACTCCAAACGTAGGCGATACCACAACAATCACAACAGTTACTACAGGCAACCCTGTCACTACAAATAATTTACTTAGCCATGATTGGCTCGATGGTAGTTGGCAAGGCACAATGTTTCCTGACTCATCTGACATCAATGAGAACATATATCTTACAGGTAAAGACGATAAGTATGCAGAGAGCATTATCAACTCAGAGGATTTACTTTCTCTACAAGAACTACAACAAGGACTTACGTCTACACTCACTGCAAAAGTTCGTTGGTGGAATCAATGGGATTCTACTATTACAATGGAACAAAACGCTAGTAACGGTATTGACACAATTACACAGAGTATTATTTTAGAAGATACAACCAATCACAACAATCAGTTTAATTCGCATACCAACACACTGATTATACCACCTGATCCTAACAATGCACACGGTACACTTACAACAAGATTTACTTTTGACATCGATGATGCAGCAGGTAATTGGAACAACGGACATAGTGGACCAGATATTATTGAACCTGATCTCAGACTAAATTATCAAGCTCTTAGTTCTACTACAGTTACAGAGATTACATACTGTTGGCAAAACAACCCACCTACTTGTCCAGGTCAAGACGAGATAGCAGAGGTTGAGAACATCATTGACAACTTCCAAGACACAATTGATGATTTTATTTTAGAAGATATTTATGTGTATGAGGAAGACCCCTTTATACCAGAAGTATTGACCATTGAATACTCATTCAATCCTGAAGTATTTATAGAAGAGCAGTTTGAAATAGAAGATGACTATTTAGCACTTGACGAATTTTTTTTTGAAGAACAGTTCATTGAACCTGACTATTACGAAGAAGTTGTCTTGGAAGAATTTATACCAGAAGATATTGTCATGGTTGAAACCCTAGATTGGAATGATTCTAATGTAGAAATATTTGACGAGATGCCTGTGATAGAAGAGGTATACGAAGCTATACCTGAAGAGATGTTTGTCGAAGAGTTTACAGAAGAAATGCAGGATGAGTTTATAGAAGAAGTCGAAGAGATATACGAAGAGGTTGTTATGGAAGAAGCACAACCTGTAGAAGAAGTGGCTATGGCTAAAGAAGAGCCAGAGGTCGTAGAGGAAACCGTAAATGAAATTGAAGAGCAACCCAGCAGCGAAGAAGTTGTTGCAGACGAACCAGAACCGACAACAGAAGTTGCCGAACAAAAAGAAACAATCGAGGAGCCAGTTGAAACAGGACCTACAGTCGTTGCAGAAAAACCACAACCAAGCTCTGAAGAAAGCGTGGAAGTTAATATAGACATCAAGGTTGCAGCGATAGAGAAAGCCATACAAAGTAAGATCAAAAACGAAATGCAAAGAGTAAGCGTTACTCTCAATGTAATTAACGAGTTGGTGTCAAAAGAGATGACCGCATCGCAGCCTGACATGACAGCGTACTTTAATGCAAACACAGCATTGTTTGACACAAGACAACTACCCTCTGGCAACCAAGACTTTTTTATACAAACAGATTTACAAGGCTATGATAAAACTATCTACCTTGCACAAGCGAACATAGCAGGCACTGATCCTGTAGTTCAATATCAAATAAAACTAAACGAAGCTAAAACCAAAACAGACAACGCACTAAGAAAATTAAAGGAGTTATTAAATGCAAGGAATATTCAATAAACTAGCAAGCTATGCTGCACTCGTAGGTGTTATCGGTGCTATAGGCGGAGGCTTTATGGCATGGGGTGAGTTTAATAATCGTATTGCACAACTAGAAAACAAAGAGTTTGTAGTCAATGAGACTGTGGATCTATCTGGTATCAATCAAAAAATAGAAGATGTTATAAAAGCAATTGAGGGAGTCAAAGCTGACATTAAAATTAATGGAGCTGCTATCGAGTATCTTGATGCAAAGATAGAAGAACTAAAAGCATCACAAAACAATCCACTACTTAACTAATACTTCATAAACTGTTTTAACATGGCTACAGGGTCTATGTCATCATCTGCCATAACTTTGTTGTAAATTCTAAACACATAGCTTTGATCCATACCTGACATGGCACAGACCAACTCAAAGTCTTCAAGCTGTCTTTCAAACCACAACCTTGCATCTAGGCACTCATAAAACTTTTTTAGTCTAGGTTGTGATAGCAAGTAACCATCTGCATCTGTAACTCTAAACTTGTATTTAAATCGACTGTTAGGAGCTTCATATATCTTAACATCGTTAAAATCTATACGAGCATCATGTATAGCTTGCACAATAACAGATAACCACAATAGGCTCTCTGGTGTTAGACTACTACTGTTGTTAAAGAACTCAGTAACATCTGACTTCACTAGATGGACTGTCTTTTATTTGCAGAGATTGTTTGCCACAACTGACAGACCAATTTCTTATGGTCCATTCCATACTCTAACTTAAGATATATTTCTTCAGCGTGTCGCAAATTATCAAGGTGAGTTTTATATTCTTCATTGGCTAATGCTTCTGTCTCTCTTGCAGCTACAGACATATTGCTACTAATTTTAGACATGAGTTCTGCTTTGATGGTTTTACTATATCTATCGAGATCGTGGTAAGTGGCTTTGGCTACCGCTAAAGCATCCTCTTTTTTTATCATCCATTCAAGGGCTTCTTCAACTTGGGTTTCGGTTATCATTCATTATTACCATTAACAAATCTTAAATTTGTTTCTTTAACATCACCATTAAGATACATTTTATCTTTTTTTGATGTATTAAGCCACAAGATGACTTCAAACACCTCATTATTTGAGGTTGTTAAGTAACCAGAAAACCATGGACTTCTTGCGTTCTTTCT